GCACTACGCCGGTGGTCCTTGCAGATCCTAGTGATGATGTTAACATTTACTTAGTTATGCCCGTTCAGGTGAAGTCTTGATGCCCGAGCGATTCTGGTACGTGCTACAACCCGATGGTGCGTACCAGGTCAATCTCGCCATCACTGCTACAACTTACGTCAGCAGTATGCACCTGATCGATGAAAAACGTCAACAGCTGCTAAAGTCAATCCATGAAACTAGCGCGTCGCCACTACAAACTCAATGATGAAGTCATCAACAAGGTGCGCTTTCTCGCTGAATTTGGTGCGCCGCTAGAGCACATCGCGTCTGCCGTTGGTGTTAGTTATCCGTCATTTCGCATGTGGATTGCTAACGCCAAGGGCGATAATCCTACACGGGAAGAGATAGCGCTTTTAGCGGCTGTTCATGAAGGACGTGCCGCAGGTGGCCTGAGGTTAGTAAGCAAAATCGCAGAATCTGCTGATAAAGGAGAAACCAAAGATGCGCAATGGTTGCTCACTCATGCGCCGGCATACCGCAAACATTACAGCGATAATGCAGCCGTGACACGCGCACGTGCGGAAGGTATCGAAGCAGCTGTTGCCGCAATCGCAGAGGCTGGTTTAACACCAGATCAGGAACGTATGGTGCTATTGCGCATCCAAGCAAAAACCGGTCAGCAGTTACTGCCAGCTGATGAGGAAAGGTAACGCGATCTTTGCACGGCTTGCTGAATTGCAGGTTGCTGTACTCGATCGAACCGAAGACTTCGACCTCGACGCCACATTGCAGCAGATCCATGGTGATCTGCATCCTGGGCAGTTGGATTTCGTAGCTGATAGCAGCACTGAGATCATTGGCGTCAGCGCTGGTTATGGCGCTGGCAAAACTCGTGCATTATGCGCCAAGGCGGTGACACTGGCCGCGGCCAATCAGGGCTTCATCGGTACGGTGATGGAGCCAACTGGCCCGCTGATTCGTGACATCTGGCAAACCGATTTCGATGACTTTCTTGAACACTACAGTATTCCTTACACGTTCAGAGCAACGCCGCTGCCTGAATACGTCCTGCACCTACCAGGAGGCGATACGAAGATTCTGTGTCGTAGCTTCGAGAATTGGCCGCGCATCATTGGCCTCAACCTTGCATGGGTATTGGCCGATGAGATCGACACCGTAACGCCTAGCATCGCTGATCGTGCATTCCCAAAGATCCTCGGTCGATTGCGATCAGGCAATGTGCGTCAGTTTGGTGCAGCATCAACGCCGGAAGGTTTTAGGTTCCTCTGGAAAACATTTGCCAGCGATCAAGCTAAAGCGCGCACTGATCGAAGGCTGATCAAGATGAGGACCACAGATAACCCGCATCTTCCTGCGGATTTTGTGGAGCGCCTTGAAGCGAATTACGATCCGACGTTGCTCAAAAGTTACCTTCTTGGAGAGTTTGTTAATCTCACCACTGGTAGCGTTTATGATCGTTTTGATCGTGCAAAGCATGTATTCAGCGAGCAACTGGACATCAGCCGCGAACCGTTACGCATCGGTATTGATTTCAACGTTGGCAACACCAATGCAGTGATCGGCATCCGTAAAGGTGATCGTGCCGTTGTTGTGGATGAAGTGATCGGCATGAAAGACACTGATGCGTTAGCAGCTGAGATCCGCAGGCGTTACCCGAAGCACAAGATCTACGGCTATCCAGACGCCAGCGGCAACAACCGCAGCACTAACGCAACCCGCACTGACATTCAGATCTTGGAGTCGTATGACATCAGCAACCAATCGCCGCAATCCAACCCGCCGATCCGTGATCGCGTGAACAACGTGCAAGCGATGCTGGAAAACGGTAAAGGCCAGAACCGGCTGCAGGTGTGGCAAGGCTGCGCCAGGCTGATCGAATGTTTGGAGCTGCAGTGCTGGGATGAGAAGACCCAGCTGCCCGATAAGCAGTCTGGCTTCGACCATCTCAATGACTGCCTAGGCTATTGGCTGCATCGCGACTTCTCCATGCTGCACAAGCAGGCAGGCCGCGGCACAGGAATACGTTTGTATTGAACACCATGCACGCAGCCACCAGCGACACACTCGGCCCAGAGATCGCCGCAGCGCTTGGCATCCCGACCTACAACCTAGTGAGCTTCACATTGCGATTCCACGCAGGCGAGATGGTCCGCTGTGATGCGGAGTATTTGGTCGATGGCTATGCCGCAATCGGAATCACGCAGCTCATCGGCAAGAGCTACACCGTGACGGAGCGGACGGATCGAGAACTGGCACACGACACAGCTGAGCAAGGCCAAGCCCCTGCATAATTGCATCAGTCACCACCCACAGCCATGACTGCCGCATACGCCAACCTGACCGCGCTTCACATCGACGACACCGTAACGACCTGCGACTGCTGCGGTCGCCAAAACCTGAAAGCTACGGTTCTCATGCGCAACGATGGAACCGGCGCCGAGTTCTTCTTTGGCCGCACCTGCGCAGCACGCAACACCGGGAAAACCTCCAAACAGATCACCAAGGAAGTGCGCGCCCAACGTGACGCCGCTCACGGCCGCACGATGAACCATCTATCCGATTTGCGTCGCTCCGGTGTGGTGCTCACCCGCCAGATGATGCGCGAAGTCGCCGACACCTACCGCGCCGACGTGGACAATCTGATGCGCAACTGGGGACACTTGGCCGCGACCTAGTCCGCCCGCCAAACCGGCACACCACACGACGCAGCATTGCACCGCTGGGGCATAATTACATCAGTCACCACCACCCACCGATGACTAGACAACAGCAACTGATGGCGCTTGCCGCGCAGCTCCACGAGCTGACCACTGAGGAGGAGCGGGAAGACTACCCCTTCTTCGATCACCTGCAGGATCTGATCAATGACATGGAGGAAGGCGAATGACCCTTCCCTATCTCATTGGGCTTTACAGCCCCGTTCCTGGCTGCGGTAAGACCACCGTGGCCAATCTGCTCGCTGAGCATCGGCGTGTGTCATTTGCCGCGCCGATCAAGGAAGCTGTGTGGTCACTGCTCGGTGAACTCGAGATCCCTGGGTTCCACTTTGTCTACGACGACAAAGAAGCCATCATCCCCGGACTCGGTGTCAGTGCAAGGCACATGATGCAAACCTTGGGCACCGAATGGGGCAGGGCTTGCATCCACCCAGATTTCTGGGTGATGATCGCCCGTGCCAAAGCTGAACGCATCATGAAAGATGGCAGATCCGTCGTGATCGATGACGTGCGGTTTCCGAATGAAGCCGCCCTGATCCGCGATCTCGGCGGTGAGCTGTGGCGCATCGACCGCCCTGGTGTCAGTTACAGCGACAGTCACAAGAGCGAAGGCGGACTGGAAGACATCACCCCTGATCGGGTGATCGTCAACGATGGCACTATCACGCAACTCAGGGAGAAGGTTTATGGCTGAACAGCAACACCGCGCAACGGCTGGCGAGTGGGCCTCCGTCAAAGCCCTAGCCTCTGGCGGGGTGGCCTACTCCTGCATTCTCGAACTGCTCCACAGGATCGAGGCGTTGGAGGCTCCCCAAAGCGGCAGCATCGACCTGTCGCATCTGAGCGACGCTGAGCGGGAGAAAATACTCAAGCTGCTCGCCAATCCTGGCACCTTTGAAGTCCTGGAGGTTGCGCAGCCCGCCAAATCCGACCATCCGGAAAAACCGGATGGTTCACTGGTGGAGCGGGTGGCTGCAGCGATACATCCCAACGTCTGCGCTGACCCTAACCTCTATCTACATGAAGCCCGCGCCGCCATCCGCGAGGTAGCGGCCTGGTTGCGGGATCAGAAAGTTTACGGCGTCGGGTGGGTCTGGGCGGTGGAACGCCTCGAAGAGGAGGCTGAGCAATGAGCAACAAATCCAAACTGCTGACAGTGCTTGCTGAACAAATTGAACATTGCAAAGCGCAGGGATTTACTGACGCTGAAGTGGCTCAGGCTGTAATTGATAGCACTGCTGATTGGTTTGAAGACACTCTGAGCCTAATAGGTATGTCGCCTGTTGTTATCCCAACGCTGCTGCGGTGGCAAGCACACCAACACGAGTATTTGGAATGAAAGAATCACAACGCACAAGCCGTGAAGTATCACTGCGCGACTACGATCACCTAGCTGAGCTTGACTCCTTCCTGGAAGTCACCGAATGGAGCAACGGCGAGGGGTTCGACCTACATCTCAGTCGCGGTGAGCAATCGATCAACCTGAGCTGGGGCGAATGGTCAGCATTGCTCGCTGCGCTTGGTGACTGGATTGACCAGCCCCAGCCTGAATCGACGTGCCCGCACATCGTCTCCACCGACGAAGGCACGAGCTACTGCAAACTGGCGGAATCGACCGCTGAATTGCTCGCAAAACTGCGCAGCTAAGGCTAAGCTGAGCGAGCCATTTGTATCGGTCAAGCATCCCAGTCGGCAGCTGGGTGATCAACCTGGGTAAGGCGCGCGAGCCTCTAGGACTCCTGCTACTCATCAGCCAGGGCTCAGGCCCTGGCTTTTTTGTGGCTTTAGACTGCAATCAACGCAGCGTTGCAGATGTACTCCGGCTTCAAGCACTACGACCGGCCAATCGCCAAACGCGCCGTCACCAAAGTTGACGACCCATGTATCGCGTGGCACGCGATGGAGCCTGCCTGGGTGTTGATTGAGGATATCGCTGGAGGCACCGTTGCGATGAGGCGGAAGCACCGCACCTATCTTCCGCAGGAGCCGCGCGAGATTGATGAGTCCTACGATGCTCGCCTCGCCCGCTCAACCTGCCCGCCGTATCTCGTCCGCATCGAGCGGATGCTGGCCGGGATGCTGACGCGCAAACCTGTCCGGCTCAATGACACCGGCGACACGATCCGCGAGCAGCTGTTTGATGTTGATTTGCAGAATAATGATCTGAACTGCTGGGTATTTGAAGCCGCTCGCACAATGATCCGCTACGGGCACGTTGGCGTGCTGGTTGATGCACCGCAAGACGGCGGTCGGCCGTACTGGATTGCGTATTCACCTAGAGACATCCTCGGATGGCGCACCGAACTGCA